GGGACTAAGCCAGAATCGGTGAACCAGAACGCATCACGCATCATGGCTGACATCAACGTTGCGTCAAGGGTAGCAGAACTCAGAGAGCCTGTCGCAAGGAAGGCGCAGATAACGCTAGAGAGCCACCTAGACGATCTTTTAAGGCTCCGCAATATGGCAGCTAAGGAGAAGCAGTACAGCGCAGCAATCACCGCAGAAGTGGCACGAGGGAAAGCATCTGGGGTTCATATCGAGAGATCGGAGCTTACAGGCAAAGATGGTGCGCCATTAACTCCACCGGAACTCGTCATTGTGATTAATGATAAATAGTAACCGCCTTCAGCTTCACAGAACTCAGGGTGTAGCATTCCGATCGCCAGCTACAGAGATTCTCTACGGAGGGGCTGCTGGTGGTGGAAAATCCCACTTGATGCGTGTAGCAGCTATAGCGTGGTGCTACGCGATCCCAAATCTCCAAGTGTATCTATTCCGCCGACTGTCCGATGATCTCCAGAAGAATCATATGGAAGGGGAGACAGGTTTCCCTACAATGCTGGCTGGATGGATAGAGACCAAGTATGTCAAGATCAATTATGCTCCGACTGTTATCACATTTAGCAATGGCTCGAAAATCCATCTCTGTCATTGCCAGTACGAAAAAGATGTAACGAAATATCAGGGGGCGGAAATCCATGTTCTGCTCGTCGATGAGTTAACTCACTTCTCAGACTCCATTTACAGATTCCTCCGTGGTCGGTGCAGGGTCGGTGGTCTAACAATACCGGACAAATACAAGGGAGCATTCCCTAGGATAATCTGCGGATCAAATCCCGGAGGCACTGGTCACAACTGGGTCAAAGCATCGTTCATTGACAACGCTCCTCCCTTTGAGATTAAGATGATGGAAAAGAAGGACGGGGGAATGACACGGCAATTCATCCCTGCGCTACTAGCTGACAACCCGACGATGACAGAGAACGATCCAGACTATGTAGATCGGCTCGAAGGTCTGGGCAATCAGGCGTTGATTAAAGCTATGAGGGATGGCGATTGGAACATTGTCTCTGGTGGTGCATTCGATGATGTGTGGAGTTCTAAAGTTATCGTTCCTAGATTCAAAGTCCCTCCGACATGGAGACTGGATAGGTCGTTTGACTGGGGAAGCTCGCACCCCTTCGCTGTGGCTTGGTGGGCGGTGGCAGACGGAACGGAGGCAATAGTTGGTGGGCATAAATGGTGTCCTCCTCGTGGGAGCATTATAATGATCGGCGAATGGTATGGTGCGTCAGGCGTTAATATAGGGCTGAAGATGTCGGCTCGTGATGTTGCGTCAGGGATCGTGGAGAGAGAGAAATCCATGCGAGCAAGTGGATATATTGTATCTACGATTAACGCTGGTCCTGCGGATAATCAGATTGACAACGTAACTGAATCAGGCACCCCAACTATTGCAAGCGAGATGAGGTCAATGGGTGTAGCATGGACTGCTTCAGATAAATCTAGCGGAACTCGCAAAATAGGGCTAGAATTGATGAGACAAGGAATTAAAGAAGCAGCAAAGACGCATCCTGAGTTTCCCGGCATATGGTTCATGGATCATTGCCGGAACGCTATCGCTCAGATACCAATATTACCGCGAGATGAAAGAAACACTGAGGACGTTGACACAAAGGCAGAGGATCACCTGTATGATGCCATTAGATACAGGGTACTCGCTCGTAGTCAGGTAATGACACAGATCAGGGTAGGTGGCACATAAGTTTTTGTTCGCTGGTTCTAGCCAGTTAGGCCATGAGGCGATGAATCGAAGCACTCCAGATACTCGATCCGGCGAGTAATTTAATGGCAAACCGGAACTAATTTCGGAGGTCGAATGGTGAAAAAGGGCGTATCAGTTACTCATCCGGTCTACGATGAGTATGCGGCGAAATGGCAGATGTGCCGAGATGCAGCAGGTGGAGAGAGCGCAGTCCATGAAGGAACGACCACCTACCTCCCAGAATTGGCAGACGAGGAAAGCAGAGATTACGATGCTCGTCTAGCACGAACATCATTTTTTAATGCAACGTGGCGCACGATTGCTGGTATGCGTGGGCTGATGATGAGGAAGCCTCCGACACTGGAGATTCCTGCTGCCATTGATGAGTATATGGATGATGTTGATATGGCAGGAACGCCACTCAATTCATTCGTTCAAGGTATTATTGCAGAGTCTCTGACTGTTGGTCGCGTGGGAGTTCTCGTTGACTACCCACAACAAAACACAGAAAGTTCCATCAGTGTTGCTCAAGCAGCCTCCCTTGGCCTCCGCCCATCCCTTAAAAAATACGCTGCCGAATCTATCATAAATTGGAAAACTTCCAGAATCGGAAATGTTACCGTTCTATCTCTTGTTGTGCTGACTGAAGAAACAGCATTGGAGGGTGATGAGTTCGCCCACGAAACAGAGACGAGGTATCGGGTTCTCGATCTATTTAACGGAGCTTATCGCCAGAGAGTTTATCGCGTAGACGAAAGGGGCAAGGATGAGCAGATTGGCGAGGATGTATTCCCGCTGATGAGTAATTCGCTAATGGCATACATTCCATTTATCTTTATCGGGGTTGATACAGTTGGGTCGGAAGTGGAAGAACCGCCATTGATTGATTTGGTTGACATGAACATCCACCATTATCAAGTAACTGCTGACTACGAGCATGGATGTCACTTCTCAGGACTGCCCACACTATTCATCTCTGGCTACCAGCCGGACATGAACGCACCAAAGATATATATCGGTGGTCCTAACGCAAACTGCCTACCAGATCCGCAGGCTAAAGCCTACTTTGTAGAGATCGCATCAGACTTTGTCGCACTGAGAACCAACCTCGAAGATAAGAAAGCGCAAATGGCGGTGCTTGGTGCAAGAATGCTGGAGACCCAGAAATCCGCTGTAGAAGCAGCCAACACATTAGAGCAACGCAGCAAGGGAGAAGAATCTCAGTTGAGCGTAATGGCACAGACAATCTCGCTTGGAATGAGCTGGGTACTCACTGTATTTTCAGAGTGGGCTGGCGCAACTGGTGATGTGAAGTATGAGTTGCAGCTCGATGCTGGATATGGTGATGTATCAGCTCAGGAGCTAACCGCAGTTGTAGCTGCATGGCAATCAGGTGGAATCAGCGGTGAAGCTAAGTTCAACTATCTTCAGAAGCGCGACTTCTACCTTGAGGGCGATACCTACGAGATCGAAGAAGCGCGGACTGGTGATGCCGGAATGAACTTAGTGCCGACGAGCGTGACTGGTGACACTACGGAGCCGCAGGGAGGGCAAATGGTGGCTGATGCTATGAAGGTATCAACCGACCAGCACAATGCGAGCATGGAGGCTGCTAGGGTTACTATGGACGCCATCCTTGCCAAACTGAGTGAACCAGTAGAACCTCCGGTAATAAATGTAGCTGCACCAGACATGAAGGCGGTGGCTGATGCTATCGCGGCGATCCCTGCTCCAGTTGTTAATGTAGCTGCTCCAATCGTTAACATTCCATCGCAACAACAAATGCAGCCAATTGTAGTAAACACGGCAGCGGGAGCGAAAGTTATTGATCTGGTCAAAGATTCCGCGGGTAATATTACTGGTGCAACGGTTAGCGAAACAACATAGGAGTAGATCATGGCAGTCACCCACACAACAGCAGTTCGCACGATAATAACGGACGCGGTAACAGCAACGATTGGAACATCAGGGAAGCTTGTGTTCTTAACTGCGGGGTCTGTGGTTGTGGCAACACTCCCATTTTCTGCAACAGCATTCGGAGCTGCGGCATCGGGCGTAGCTACAGCAAATGCGATAACATCAGACACAAATGCAGTCGGAGGGACGATAACGAAAGCTGAGTTCCAGACTTCTGGATCAGTAGCTAAAGTTTTATGCTCATGCACAGCAACGGGCGGTGGCGGAGATATAGAGTTATCGAGCGTGATAATTTCGGCAGGGCAAACTGTTTCAGTTTCGGCGTTAACTTACACGGCTCCAGTTTAATATGCTAAACAATGGCATTAAAGAAACGACCGCGACCGCAGGGACGGGGACAGTAACGCTTGACGCTGTCACTGGCTTTGCTCGCTTTGCTGATGGATTTAGTAATGGGTCATCGGCAAGTTATGCTATCCGGGATGGTAA